TATGTTGGTAAAATTCCGCCCGATGTGCTAGCCGAGATTGCCTATAAATGGGGAACCATGTACAATGCGTTTTGTGTAATAGATATTACTGGAGGTATGGGAGTCTCGACTGCCAGAAAAATGCAAGAATTACAATATCAACCCGGATTATATGTTGATGGTGTCGACACTTCAAATAAATGGAAATGGGACCCGAAAATAAATGAAAAAATCCCTGGTATCAACTTTAATACAAAAAGGGTCCAAATTATTGCCGCTTTTGAAGAAGGTGTTAGACATGGATTCAAAATTTATTCTCATAGAACATATAATGAGATGAATACTTTTATATATATTCATGGAAGGCCTGACCATCAAAAAGGACAACATGATGATTGTATTATGGGGCTTTCTATGGCATTGTATGTTGCGGAAAAATCATTTCAATCATTAACAAAAGTTGTTAATCACACAAAAGCCATGTTGAATTCGTGGTCTACTGTGATGAACGAAAATAAAAATACTTCAGATTTTTTTAATCCCTTGGTACCTCAGATGGGAAGAGACTCCAACTTGAGTAATAATGGAGCCTCTAAAGCAGATTACCAAAAATATGGATGGTTATTTGGCGCTAAATAACTATTTATATTACCGAGGTAAAGAGTAAATTTAGATTATGGCAGAACAAAATATGACGGTTTGGCAAAGACTGTCACAAACATTTGGACCTAACTCATTATTAAACCAAGACTATCCGACATTCAAGTTTGATAAAAAGGAACTCCTACGCACAAAAAGTAGAGAGGAGTATGAGAAAGAAAAACTTCAAGCACAACAAACATATTATCTCACCAATCAATGGGCTAAGGTGGAGAATAATCTTTATTCTCAAGCCATATATTATGAACCTACAAGGTTATCGTCTCAGTATGACTACGAATCTATGGAATACACTCCTGAGATTTCCGCGGCATTAGACATTTATGCTGAAGAGTCAACTACAACAAATGAGGATGGTTTTATACTACAAATTTATTCAGAGTCAAAAAGAATAAAGGGGGTTCTTGCCGATTTATTCAATAATGCATTAGACATCAACACAAACTTACCAATGTGGACACGTAACACATGTAAATATGGTGATAACTTTGTATATTTGAAGTTAGACCCTGAGAAGGGTATTGTGGGATGTCAACAGTTACCAACAATTGAAATCGAAAGACATGAGGTAGGTGCGAGTGGAAAAATTTCAACAGACATTACAAAAGAATTAGACAAGGACAAAAAAGCCCTTCACTTTACTTGGAAGAATAAAAACATGGAATTCCAATCATGGGAAATTGCTCACTTTAGATTATTAGGTGACGATAGAAAACTCCCTTACGGTACTTCTATGTTGGAGAAAGCAAGAAGAATTTGGAAACAATTATTACTATCAGAAGATGCGATGTTAATTTACCGTACATCAAGAGCACCTGAAAGAAGAATGTTCAAAGTTTTCGTAGGTAATATGAATGATGATGATGTTGAGGCATACGTACAACGTGTTGCCAACAAATTTAAAAGAGAACAAATTGTAGATAATAAAACAGGTAACGTAGATATGAGGTTTAACCAAATGGCGGTTGACCAAGATTATTTTATACCTGTTAGAGACCCTGCGGCACCAGACCCAATTACAACATTACCTGGAGCAACAAACTTATCAGAGATTGCGGATATTGAGTATATCCAAAAGAAATTATTAACAGCACTTCGTGTACCTAAGGCATTCTTAGGATTTGAAGAAGTTGTTGGCGACGGTAAAAATTTAGCATTACAAGACATTAGATTTGCTCGTACAATCAATAGAATTCAAAAGAGTATGATTGCTGAACTTAACAAGATTGCAATTGTGCATTTATTCTTATTAGGATTTGAAGATGAACTTTCAAATTTTACAATTGGATTAACAAATCCTTCTACACAAGCAGATTTGTTGAAAATTGATGTTTGGAAAGAAAAAGTATTATTGTATAAAGATTTGGTGTCCGATCCAGGAAATGGAATTCAGGCCACTTCATCCACATGGGCGAAGAAACACATATTTGGATGGTCAGATGAAGAAGTTCGTTTAGACTTACAACAACAAAGAATTGAAAGAGCGGTAGGTGAAGAGTTAAAGGCAACTCCAACAGTTATTACAAAAACAGGACTTTTTGATAATATAGATAAACTTTACGGAAGTGCCACAGGGGCAACACCAACCGCAGGAGCGGCTACTACAATGGATGGAGGAGAAGAATTAGGATCCACACCATCATTTGGTGGAGGTAGTGAGATTCCTGGTGGAGAACCTGAAATACCGCCAGCTGAAGGTGGAGAAGTATCTCCTCCACCGGCAGAAATAACTCCAGAATCAAGACAAAAAGATATGAATATTTTAGTTGAAAAAAATTTTATTAAAGGAAATCAAATGATAAATTTAGGACAAGCACAACATTCTTTGGGAGAAATTTCAAAAGAGTTAGACAAGTTATTAAATTCATAATATTTATTGTAAAAAACACAATGACCTTCGGAACAATAAAATCCCTAATTGAAAAAAATCTCTTGGAATCATACAAAAATGAAACTGAATTCAAGAAGACTTTACGAGAATTCAAACACAACGTTTTGAATAATAAAGCTATGTCTAAAGCATATGCTATTTATGATCAACTGAGTTCACCTCAAGGGTTAGGTGAACAGGATGCAAAAGATTTTATTGAAGAAGGGATTTCTCTATTAAACAAAATTTTACCAAGTATCAAACTTCCAATTACACTTTCCGAAAAAACTGAAAACAAATATTCTGAAATTGATACATTAGTTTATAGCCAAGGTGTCAATTTAATTGAAAGATTAAATGCGAAGAAAAGTATTCTAAAGATAATTTCATCAACCAAAGAAACAATCAAAGAAAATATTAATATTCCGATTAGTTCTATGGTTTCCATAGCAAACCAAACAGTCAATAGCTACATACTTAGTTTAGATGAAAATTCTAAAAAAGAATTTTTTCAAATTGTTTCTGAAGATATCAAAATTTTAGAAACCAAATTTGAGACAATAAAGGAAAGCGCAATATCTAAATTGACTGAACTTCAAAATAGTGAAGATTCTGAGGATATTAAAACAAAAATTTTAGAGACAATTGATAAAGTTAAGTCCGAAAAATTTGACCAATTAAATTTCTTAAAATTAAAAAATTTGGAAGAATCAATTTGATTGGTCTTTAAGACTTTGAATATATTTTGCTTTCAGAATCTGTGCTCTTCTAAGTACAGATTTTTTTGTATATTCCCGTTTTTCAAATAAATTTTGATTTTGTTTTGTTTTAATTACTTTTGACTTTAGGGTCTTGAGAGCTTTCTCAAGAGGGTTACCCTGATTGATTTTTATTATTATCATATATTAGAAATATCTTTAAGTATAAAAAAATTTTGACATTTATGTATATATTGTATATTTTTTCATTAATAAATAAACATACGTAATATCATTATTAATGAAAAAAGGAAAAAGTGTTAAACTTAACCTGTTCAACCCCATCAAGTCTCAATATGGGACAGTAGACTCCAAAAACTTAAAATCGGTTTATATAAATATTCAGTCGTGGGTTACACCAAAAGAAGAATTAGAAAATTGGAATCGAATTGTCTCAGGTTTAGGAAGAGAAATAAAAAATTCAGTTTTTGAATCGATTGATTCAAAAATTTTTCAAGAAAAAAATATTGTTGATTTAGACCTTCGGACAAGTGGGATATCAAAAGGAAAAAAATCATTTTTTAATCTGGAAATCAATCTATATACCCACCGAGAAATGGATTTCAAGTGTGATGAAATCAAAGAATCTATAAAAAATATTGTTAAATCAATCTATAAAAATAACGTGATTAAAAACAAATACTTTGATTTTTCAATTTCAAAAAAAGACGAAATCTAACAAACTATTTAAATCCGTATATTTATCTTAAAAGATTAGATGAAAAATTTAAGAATTTTAGAAGCAAGTGAACTTGGACATGGTATTCTCATAGAAATGGATGCGGGTTCGGTTTCACCAAAAGACATACAGAATATTGACATTCTAAAAGAAGCATCCAATTTAGATTATAGAAATCCATTTGAATTTTATGCTGTTCTTCAAAAATATGATACTCCAAATAGAAATGGTAGAACATATCCTGAAAGGATTTTGAAAAGAGAAGCGGATAGATATAAAGAATCTATTTCTAAGGGTTTGTCAACATCAGAATTAAATCACCCTGAATCATCATTAATAGACTTAGACAGAGTATCTCACATCATCACAGACATATGGTGGGATAAAAATATACTCATGGGAAAACTCAAATTATTGACATCTCCAGGGTTCCACGAAAGAGGTATAGTTTCAACAAAAGGAGACCAAGCAGCTAACTTAATGAGACAAGGTGTAACTTTAGGGATTTCTTCAAGAGGAGTTGGGTCATTAAAAAAAGTTGGAGAAAGAAATGAAGTGCAAGATGACTTTGAATTAATATGTTTTGATTTGGTATCATCACCTTCAACTCCAGGGGCTTATTTGTTCACAAACCCTGATGAAAGAAGTAAGTATGAAGAAAATTTAGAGGAAGAAAGAAATTCTAAACAAAATAATGAGTATGTAGAAAAGTCGGTTGACTTAATGAAAAAATTAGACGATTTTTTAAGAAAATAAAATTATGGAAGAAAAATATTTTGTAGCAAAAATTCAGTACGATTTTCCTGATGAAAACACAGGTAAGATTAAAAAAGTTAGAGAAGAGAAACTAGTAAAAGGTTACTCTGTTACAGACGTGGAGGCAAAAGTAACCAAGAAGTATGAGGGATTTACTCATGATTGGAGAATCACTGCGGTGTCTGAAAGTAAAATCGACGAGGTGATTGAGTAATCAACATTATCAAACTGAAACAAATGAAGTGGTCTATTGACCACTTTTTTTATTTTGGGGGTATTGTGAAATGACTTTTTTTCAATTTGGTACTATTTATATGGTAAATCAAACAATTTTTTTCTATGAAAGAAAATAAAAACTTAGTACAGGAGGCGTTAATTCAAATGAGAAATGTTGAAGAAGCAATCGCCCAGAACGCAAAAGGAATACTTGCTTCTACTATGAAGGAAGAAATCAATCAGTTAGTAAAAGAATCTCTATCAGAACAAGACATGGAAGATGAGGTTGAATTAGATACAGACATCGATATGGATGTACCTGTTGATAATGAAGATGATATGGAAATGGACATGGATTTTGACATGGACATGGATATGGATTCAGAAGAAAGTCCAATAGATTTGACTGACGCGTCTGACGAAGAAATTCTAAAAGTGTTTAAGGCTATGGGTGAAGAAGATGGAATTATCGTTAAAAGAGACGGTGAGGACATCCACTTAAGCGATACTGACACTGATTCTGAATACTTAGTTAAGCTTGGTGAGTCTGAAGAAGACGAAGAAGAATTAGACGAAACAATGCACATGGATGAAATGGATGTTGACACAGAAGATGTAATCAATGCAATTTTCTCTAAAGATGGCGATGTTGAAGACATTGACATGGAGGATGAAGAAGTTATGTACGAAATCGAATTTAACGAAGAAGAAGATGACGACATGATGGAAGAAGAAGATGACGACATGATGGAGCAAGAAGATGACGACATGATGGAGCAAGAAGATGACGACATGATGGAAGAAGAAGATGACGACATGATGGAGCAGGAAGATGACGAAGAAGATTTGGACGAATCTTACAACCACAGAAGATCTGTTAGAGAAGGTAAATCGACAGTAAAACCTAAAGGTGTTGGAATTGGGTCTGGGCCAAAATTCACTTACAAAGATAAAGCTAAAGGCGGATTCGATGATAAGAAGAAAGAAGGACCAAAATCAGTTGGTACTGGTAAACCAAAATTCGAATACAAGAAAGGTGAAAATATGGAACAAAAATCCAAAGTTGTTAAGGCAGAAACAAAAGAAGGTCAAGGATATAAAGACAAAGAGGATGAAAGATTGGCAATGAAACATGGTAAAATTGCTTCAAAAGATCTTAAAACTACTAAGGCTCGTAGAGATGACGCAGGTTTTGAAAAAAGAGAAACCAAAGAGGCTGCTAGAACTTATGGAATGGGTTCAAAAGAAGGACGAGGACTAAGAAAAGGTATTACTAACAACAGAAATTATGTTTATGGTAAAAACGGAGTAAAAGTTGAATCCACAGAATCAGAAGTTAATGTGTTGAGAGAAAAGAATGAAGAGTACAGAAAAGCATTAAATATTTTCAGAGAAAAACTTAATGAAGTTGCTATCTTCAACTCAAACTTGGCATATGCTACAAGATTGTTCACTGAACATTCGACCACTAAAAAGGAGAAAATTAATATTCTTAGAAGATTCGATAATGTAGATACTTTAAAAGAATCTAAAAGTCTTTACAGGTCAATTAAAGATGAATTGTCTAAAACTGAAAGTACACCAATTAACGAATCAGTAGAAGTTAAATTAAACAAGAGTGTTTCTACAGGTTCATCAACTACCCTAATTGAATCAAAAACTTATGAGAATCCTCAGTTCTTAAGAATGAAAGATTTGATGAGTAAACTTGGGTAATTAAAATTAAATAAACAAATAAAACAAAACAAAATACTAAAAATGGGAGCATTATTAGAATCAGGTCTTGTTGGTAACATCGGTCTTAAGCACCTTAAAGTTATTAAAGAAGACACAATTAACAAATGGGACAAATTAGGATTCCTTGAGGGTCTTAAAGGTCACATGAGAGAAAACGTAGCTCAACTTTATGAAAACCAAGCTTCTCACTTAATTAACGAAGCATCATCTACATCTGATACAGGTGCATTTGAAACAGTGGTTTTCCCTATCGTTAGAAGAGTATTCTCTAAATTATTAGCAAACGATATCGTTTCAGTACAAGCAATGAACTTACCAATCGGTAAATTATTCTACTTCGTACCTAACATTCAGGCGTACACTGACCCTGCAAACTTAGCGAATACTGGTATTCACTATCCTCCTTATGGAG